CTACTCAACAAGTATGATTTCTATGGAATTGTCATGAATAATGACCTTTTGAACCAACATTTCGATAACTACTCTTTTGCTTTCAATACTTGAATTATCCCAATCAAAAGATTTTAAAACGTCAAATCGATGTTGTAGTTCTGTTTTATCTAGTCTATTTTTTCGTTCAAGTAATTTTTCCATACTTTGCTTTTCTTTATTCAATTTATCGATTTTTTCACTAATTACATCGAGTGGCATTGAATCTACTTGAAATAAATCAATTAACTTGTTTATTTGCTTGTCGATACTCTCGATTTGCGAACTTATTAAGGATGTATTCGTTTGTGGAGCAGATCGCCTTTTTAATTCTGCCTCAACGTCAATGTTTTTCAAATTGTTTATAACAGCTTCGTCAATGATGAATTGTTGTTGCGCTTTAGAAGAACAGCCATCCGTTTTCATCATGTGCTTAGGGCTACCTTTTTTTGAGTAGCAACGATAATATCTATAGACTTTTCCTTTACGGCCGACAGCTCTTCGGTTTGCCATTTTAGCACCGCAAATGCCACATTCGCATAATCCGCCCAACAACGCAACATAGTTGTATCGCTTAGTATTGGTTTGTTTTCTCCGAGCTATCTCTTTTTGAGTTTTATAGAAGGTGACTTCGTCAATTATCGGTTCATGAATGCCGTCGTACTCGGCTCCTGAAAATTTCACTTTGCCAATATACAATGAATTTTTTAGCATGCGGTCAATACTACTAGGTAGCCATTTGTTTTTGCCAGGATAATTTTTTTTAAGATATTCTGATATAGAACTTTTTCCTAGTCCATCATTATAAAGCCTAAACAAGTCTTTAATCGCTGCTGCTTCATACTCGTTAATTATAAGTTGGTTGTCACTATTAAACTGATAACCAGCAGGGGGTCTGTCTTGTCCTCCTGTGTGATAAAAACCCTTTTTTGCACGTTCGACTCGACCAGTAATCATGCGCTCTGATATTGATTTGCGTTCGAGTTGTGCGAAAACGGATAGCATTCCAACAGTCGCCGATCCAAAAGCGGTAGATGTATCAAAACTTTCTTGCATTGAAATAAGTTCAACGTCATTAGGTCTGAAAATATCTTCAATTAAGTACATAGTATCTTTTTGAGAACGAGAGAGACGATCGAGCTTATAGACAATAACTACGTCAACTTTTTTAGATTGTACGTCTTGGATCAGCTCTTGCATTGCTGGCCGTTCTAATTTTGAAGCGCTATAACCCGCATCGATATACTTATTGTATAAAATAAAGTCTTTGGCTTCAACGTATTTTATCAGTCTATCGGTTTGGGCTTGAATCGAATATCCTTCAGTTGCTTGTTCTTGAGTGGATACACGGATATAGATAGCTGCTTTTTTATCCAATTCACTTTCTCCTTTCATAATATTGAAGCCCTTAGCGTGAATCGAACACGCTTGAACTCACCAGAGAAGAGATATTTATTACTTACTTCCACATACCATCTCCAAATGTAACAACATATGGACCAGAACCTTTTGAAGAGAAGTAAAAAGTTATATTAGCTTTCATTCCAGCAGCTATATCATTAGGTATATTGTTTTGATACGTGCTCGCATCGAAATCAGCTAATTCAGAGTTACTATCATACATGGCAAAATTTTGAACATTAAAGCTGATAGGTGAACTAGTAGTATTCTCTACAATTGCTTTTACTTCCACAGGATGTTCACCATCTTTTGGTTCATGCAATTGATGATTGGGCGCATCTTCTGCAGAAATGACTGTAATTTTTTCGCCACTACCAAACGTTCCAGATTCATTAAATTTTAAAGTATTGGATGAGTCAGTAGACTGTCCTTCTTGCTTACTAGAATCGGTAGTTCCAAAAGCATCAAGTATTTCATCAAGCTGACTAGCTTTCGTGCTTAATTTTTTATTTTCCTCTTTTAAACTTGATACAGTTGTCTTTAATTTATTTACTTCTGACGTACTGTTATCAGTAGATGAACACCCAGCCAAGATGGCAAAAGAGAATAGAGATACCCCAAACAATTTAACTATTTTCATTTTTAAAATTCCTCATTTCTTGATATAATGTATTTACTATGAATCTCAAAAGAGGTTGAAAGCTCGTGTTGGCTCACGAGCTTATTTTGTTATGTCCATGCATGTTTCTGTAATAAAACGAAATTGATAACCTTTATAATTAAAAATAGAGCCATGCTTTTCCTTTATGTATTGAACAGCATCAACTACATATTTAGGTGAAAAGCCTAAAAATTCTGCGCATTCCCAATAATATTTGCATCCAATTTCCCAAGCGTTTATTAAGTCGTCTAATGAGACTGCTTCATTTGCACCGTAGACACGAGCAGCCTTTTCTTGTTTGCGATTTTCAATAATATTTTGAGAAAGGATATTACCAACTGTAGTTTTGTAATGAGCATATTCTTCATAAAGCCTCTCTTTTTTTGCGACAGTTGATAAATCTTTATCAATAAAAATAGTTCCTCTGTAATAATAAGCTGTGTCTTGTGTTTCTTCCAACAACGGAACCTCTTTAACTGGGATTTCTTTATTAATCGTATCTAACAAAATCTCATAATCATTCATAATACACCTACTATTTTTTATTCATCAATATATTGATCTAAATACTTTCTTATTCCTTTTATTTGTTCGTCTGTATATTCTCGATTATCAATTTCTGAATGAGCAGCAAGATCAATTTGCTGTGAATTTTCTTTAGGCTGCGGAAAAGCGGATATGTTAGAGTTCTGTTCAGTCAGTCTTTTTTGTGCTAAATTATATACTTCTCTTTTGTTTTCTTCATTTAACTTTGAATAAACAGGGTTAATATCCAATTTGGAACTAGAATGATCATTTGAAGACAGGTCTTTATTCATTAAGTCTGTGATACTTACGTCAAAAAGTTCAGCTATATCGTTTAATATACCGATTTTAGGCGTATATTTTCCTTTCTCCCATTCGCTTATAGAAGAAGCACTTTTTCTATTTAGTTTTTCTGCCAATTCAATTTGCTCTAAGTGATGCTTTTCCCTAAGATATTTTAGATTCTTTGAAAACATAATTACACCTCGCTTTTGGTAATAGTGTACCATCAATTCGGAAAAAATGAAATAGATTTCATGAAAAAATATTCGGGAAAACCGAAATATTTTTCTTGACTTCGGAAAAACCGAAATGTATAATTCAAGTTGAAAGGAGGGGGTAGTATGAAAAAAGTTAAAATTTATGATTTAAGAAGAGAAAAAAGAATGACACAAAAAGAACTAGCGAAAAAGACAGGTATAACCGAACGGACTATTATTAATTATGAAAACAGTATTGATGCTTTGCGGAATGCTAAATATTCTACTGTAGAAAAAATTGCTACGGCTTTAGGCGTTACTGTTGATGATATTTTTTTAACCTCCGTTTCGGAAAAACCGAAATCAGCTTAAGTAATCAAAGGAGAATAGGATGAACAAACCAGAAATAAAAGTTGACGTAAGTATTGAAGGCATAGATGAAGCTACGAAAAAAGCTGAAAGGTATGTCGAAGTGTTAAAAGAAGCCAAAACGCTGGCAGGCGAATTGGCTTCAATGCATTTTGAAAGTTCGGTAAATGAAAGGAGCAATGAGATGAAGCTGCCAAAAAAACCAAACTATAATTCCAAACCATATCCTAGCATTAAAGAAGTAACCGAATGGTCTGATTTTGTGAGTTTGGTCATTAGCATAGTAGCATTAACGATTGCTTTGTTTGGTTATTTTTTTAAGTAAGATAAAACACTGATAATTATTGCAATTACAGAAAGTATTCTAGTAATTAAACTACTTTGAAAAGTAAATAGTGCTTTTTTACCTTCAATGGTAATTGCGTAGTGATTCCCATAATTCATTGCTGGGAATCCAGCAACTTCTCCCCAAGTACCATCAGGTAGTTGCTCAACTAAACCCTCACTAAGTAATAAATCTAAATGCTTATATTTTTCAGAGATTTTAACTTTTTTGAAAATATTTGCAATCAACAGTTTCAAATAAATAGATGAATTCAAAATTTACACCTCGCTTTCATAAATAAATTATATCAATAAGCAAGGTGTTATATAAATGAAAAAGATAGGAGTGTTGATGATGTCTAAAAAACAAGAGCCGTTAAAAGTAATCATTAGAAATGCAGACGGTACTATTTGCGAGGACATATCAAAAAAAGAATGGTCACCAGAACGAAGACAGATGATTGCAGAAGCAATGGGAGATGCAATTTTGGAGCAACAGGGATTGTTAGATAAATTAAGAAATTAGAAAGGGGAATATATTAATGCCAAAAGAGGATGTACAGAAAAAATACCATGAATCACTAAAAGAGCGTGGGATTACTGATATAGAAGCAGAGCTGATTGGTCGTTTGTATGGGGTGAAGCTTTTAGATGCAGAGAAGAAGTATGATGGCTAAACAAAAATACTTATTCATAATCTACAGCATTCTCATGAATGTAACTATTCTAGTGTGTTTGTTTAAATGTTGGCAACTTGCTTTAGCAATTTATATTGCCTGGTTCGTCACTACGATATTTTTTAGGAGAGGAATTGAAATAGATGAAAAGAAAAATTAAACAATCGTTGCCAGATTTAATAATGCTAGCAACGGTTATCTATCTAACAAATTTAGATTTAAAGGCAGGAGTTGCAATGGCTGTTGCTATGTTTTTAACAACTATTTTTGGAACAAAAAATTCATATATTAAAAAAGGAGATTAATAAAATGAACAAGAATATTGAAGCCTTGTTGCAAGGCTTGCAAGACGAATGCAATAAAGCTGAGCTTCCTATGGTGTGTGGGATTATTGATAAAAATAATGATGCTCAGGCAACACTAGTGGGAGGAGCATTGATAGATCAATCTATTATTTTATCAATATTGACAGAGCTGTTTTTAAACTCTGTTAAAAATGGTACCTGTAATTGTTCGAATTGCGAAGATTTAAGAGAAGCATTTGGATTTAAACAAAAAACAAGTGAATCTGATTCTAACATAGATGATTTATTACAAACTTTTTTGAGAGGTGAATTGGATTGATAGAAGTACGAGGTTTAGGTGACTCAATTTATGATGCAATGTTAGCTAATGCGCAAAACAATGCTGTTAAAAACATTATGGCCGCTGCAAGCAATGGAAAAACAAGCGTAACAGTTAATAGTAAAGGACTAACTCAACCTTTTTTAGATTCTTTAGAAGAAGAAGGAGTCAAAGCAACAGAAAAAAATAATGCTAATGAGATTTTGTTTTTTTGGGAGTGGTAAAAATGGCGACTAATTATGATCGATACGGCCGAATGAGCTATTCTCCAGAATTACACAAAAATCAAGGTAAGGTTTGGACCTATGAAGAAGTCGAATACTTAAAAAATTGGTATGCAATTATTGGACCAGAAGAAATGAGTTTAGCCTTAGAAAGAACGCCTGCTTCAGTTATGACAAAAGCTTCATCAATAGGCCTTAAAACAAAAAATTACAGTAATCGGCTAGGAGGAAGACAAAAAAAGACAAATTCGTCTGCAAACGAACTTGTCTAAGAAAGATTTATTTTACAAATAATGATTTATACCAGTATAAACGATTTTTTCAAAAATTGAAAGGAGCTAGAGAACAAATGAAAAATATTAATTTGAATTTGTCAGAAATTAGCGAAGGAGCTGTGCAAGAAAAATTTGAGCATGAAATGCAACAAGTGTTCGAAAATATTTTGGACTTAAATACTGATCCAATTAAAAAAAGAACCATCACATTAACAATTGAAGTGTCATCAGATAAGGATCGGGAACTTGTGATACTAGCATGTAAGAGCAAATCTAAACTTGTGCCACGTGATGAAAATGAAACCAAAGTTCTTTTTGGGCGTAATGCCGAAACTGGCTACATTGAAGCGAACGAGTTGAAGTCTGGTACTCGTGGTCAAATGTACATGGACCCCGAAGATTTAAAGGTGAAAACAGATACTGGCGAATCCGTGGAAGATATTGAAAAGGAACAAAAAGAGTCAGCAACAAAACAAGAAGTAATTGACTTTAGAAAGAAAGTGACAAATTAAATTTTTAGGAGGATAAATCATGACAGAAAATATCAAAGAAGCAATTAAATACGGAGTGGAGCTATCAGAAGGACAAGCGGTTATTTACAAAGAAGAGGATAGAATTTTTTATGATTCTAACAAAGCATCGTTAAGAGAACTGTTTCCAGCAAAATACGCAGAAACATTAACAGTAAATTCCTTGACTGGTTTAGTGCAGTATCTCTTATCTAAATTTGATCAAGAAACTACCGATGATCCAGACGAACTACTTGTTCATGTAGAAAGTCCCACGTCAGTGAAAGTATATGGTCGATTAAATGAGTTAGATAGAAAACGAGAAAGTCTAATTAAAGCAACAGCGATTTTAGACAAGTTTAACTATGGGTATTTTATGAATACTGAAGAATTTATTATCAATTTACAATCACTATTCGATAGAACGGATGATTCAGAAGCTATTTTAAAATTTGCAAGTGCAGTCAGGATTGATAATGGAGCAACCATTAATGATAATGGGGTATCTCAAACAGCAACTGTGAAAACGGGCGCTTCGACCGTTGGAGAAGGGAAAGTTCCTAGTCCTGCCAATCTACAACCTTACAGAACATTTTTAGAAGTTCCTCAGCCAGAAAGCCAATTTATTTTCCGCATTAATGAGCGAGGAAATTGTGCATTATTTGAAGCGGACGGTGGCTTGTGGAAGTACCATGCGATGGAATCAATCAAATCGTTTTTAGAAGATGCTCTAAAAGAATTAATTGAAGAAAACAAATTAACAGTCATTGCCTAAGCCAAAAATTAATAAGCAGCAAGTGAAAACGACTTGCTGCTTTTACACGAAAAAAAGAGCCCAACATAAATGCTGAACTCAAAGAATGAATAATATTCTGATAATTTATTATACCATTCTTGGAATTCTATATCAATTCAAAACGTTGTAAATACAGCGTTTTATCGGGCTTGTAATAGTTATTAACTTAAGGACGTAAGATAAATTATTTCAGGAAGTGGCTAACATGTTTGTAAGAGAAAATAAGTATGCTGCAGGTGATTATCAAGAAGTGGATGTCGTGCCATTACCAGACGAAGTAAAGGAGAAATTAAGTAATACATCCAGAAAAAGAAAAGAGAACATGACAAGACCTCAACAACAACTCACAAATGACAAGAGAAGTTATAAATGGATGAGGTTAGCCATGAATGGAAATTTCTTTAAAGGTGATTATTATTTAACGCTAACTTATGACGAAGGAGACATTCCACCGCCAGAAAAAGCCGAAGAAGCAAAAAAAGACCTAAGTAATTTTTTGAGGAAAGTAAGAAATTTATACAAAAAAGTAGATAAAGAATTGAAATATATATGGGTAATGGAATACGAATTGGACCAAGAAGGTAATTATCTTAAAAGGGTTCATTTTCATTTAGTTATGAATCAGGGAGTCAATAGAGATGCTATAGAAGAATGTTGGTCGCACGGTAGAGGAAAAAATAAAAAATTGCTTGGTTACGTGAATATAAGAAAAATAAAACCAAATGGAGATTTTGGACTTGAAAGGTTATCTGGATATTTTTCAAAAGGGAAACGCTGGAAGAAAGGCAAAAAAGTATGGAATTGTAGCCGCAATCTTTCTCGACCACAGAAGTTACATCCCAACGACTCGAAATATTCGAGTCGATCAATTGAAAAATTATTTTTATCCAATGACAAAGGATATGAAGTGCTTCAGAAGAAATACCCTAATTTTTACATCACATCAATTGAATTTGTCAATAACGAACGAAAAGGGATGCATATGTATCTCAAAATGTGGAAAAAGGAGCGTGCAGGATGAAAGCAAGATATTTAGTTGTTTGTTTGGGGTTGCTAGACCTTACGCATGAAATATATTTAACAGTTAAAAAGTTATCTAAGAAATACGATATATCAGAAATAAAAGTACAAGGACAGTACATTTCAGTCAGTTCATACATGTATGAATTTAAAACAGCAGAGCAACTTCGGTCCCAACAAAATTATGAACGATATATGCATGTTTGTTGTACAGAAAAATTCAAAGAGTTTGCAAACTATGAAACAAAAAATCATTACGAAGAAGCAATCAAAGCAGCTAAAAAGAACAGAGGAGGAAAAACGCTAGATGAATTATGATAGAAGTTTTAAAAGCAAGATGAATAACGATCAAGGACAATTGTTTGAAAAAATGATTTTGCTAGGGTGCGATCACTACAAAAAGAAAGGACTAGCTGTTGTTGAGAAAACGCCAGAACCATTCTCTGTTAAGAAGAAAATGGCAAACGGCGCATTTATAGGGCAATTCCATAAAAGTAAAAAGGCCCAACCTGATTTTCAAGGAACGTTGGCAGGTGGTCGATCGATTATATTTGAAGCTAAAACGACACAGGAAGATAGAATCAAGCAATCGGTAGTTAGTACTGCGCAGTCTGATTATTTGCGGATGCATACGGAGCTTGGAGCTTGTGCAGGGGTGTGCGTGCAAGTTAGAAAAACCTATGCGTTTGTTCCTTTCTCAATTTGGGATGATATGAAAATTCTCTACGGTCGTAAATATATGACTGAAGAAGAGTTAAAAGAATACGAAATTACTACTTTTGGTTTCATCGGATTTCTTGACTACGTAGGGGAAGTTTAAACATGCTTACTGAAGAATCGATAAAAATTATGTTAGATGGTTTTTTCAGAAAATATGAAATTATCTTTGAGTATGCCATCCCGATTAATGAAGGCGGAAAACGAGTAATGCTAATCTCTGGGATTGGAGCAAAGGGACGTTTTGAAATGAAAATGGGAGAAGACTGTGTTCTCTGGTGTAAGACGTTAAAGGGGGAATGGAGATCAATAGACGAATATAGGTTTGTCGGAAATGAAGAAAGCGAGGAAGAGCAATGACGGTTGTAATCAGAAAAAAAAGAGCAATGGATATTGACGAATACAGAGGTCAAAAAATTCACCATTTAACTTGTCTAGGAGAAGATAAAGAGAAAAGAATGCATTGGATTGTTAGATGCGATTGTGGTGTTGTTAGATCCATTCCACGTAGCAAATTCGGTGTAATCAAAACATGTGGCTGCCAGAAATTCGGCGGTGAGAAAAAGAAAGAGTTTATCTATCATGGAGGGCTAAATGAACTCAAACCCAAAAAGGCAGCGTTAAGTAAAGAGTTATTTTATAAATTTAATGTTTCAGGATGTGAAATGCCTGTAGAAGGTATTTTGATTCAAGAATACACAAACTCTGCGACGATGTATGTCACCGAGACATTCACGAAGGCTGATAAAGTTTTTGTTCGCCAACAAGGAAGAAGATTCGTAGTCAGAAAAAAAGATTTGTATATTAAATAAATTTTAGGAGGAAAAATAGATGGACGAATTAGTAAAAAATGTAGAAGCGTGGGCAAGAGAAAAAAACTTAGATATTGCAGAATCTAGCAAGCAATATTTGAAAGTGTCGGAAGAAGTAGGAGAAGTAGCCGCAGCTTTAGCAAGAGACAATAAAGATGATTTGAGAGATGGCATTGGCGATGTAATGGTTACTTTAATTATTCTTGCCATGCAAAACGATATGGATTTATATGAATGTTTAAATCAAGCTTACAACGAAATTAAGGATCGCAAAGGCAAAAATGTTAATGGTGTATTTGTTAAGGAAAGTGATTTAAATAGTTAATGTTAGGTAACTTTATTTTAAAGAAATAAATTTTAAGGAAGGAGTGGAGGTTTGGTCGACCACAAAGAATTCTTTACTCCTTTGAATTATGAAATTTTTAGATTTATTTGCAGGCATTGGCGGTTTCCGTTTAGGGATGGAATCAGCTGGTCATGAATGCATTGGTTTTTGCGAAATAGACAAGTTCGCACGAACTAGTTATAAAGCAATCCATGACACAACAGGAGAGGTGGAAATGCATGACATCACAACAATATCAGATGAATTTATTCGGGGAATCGGAAGTGTTGACGTTATCTGTGGAGGATTTCCGTGCCAAGCTTTCTCGATTGCAGGAAAACGAAAAGGTTTTGAAGATACTCGAGGAACTCTCTTCTTTGAAATTGCAAGGTTCGCATCTATTCTCAGACCACGCTATTTATTCCTTGAGAACGTCAAAGGATTGCTTAACCACGAAGGAGGGGCTACGTTCGAGACAATCCTCAGAGCCTTGGATGAACTCGGGTATGATGTGGAATGGCAAGTGCTTAACTCTAAAGACTACGTACCACAGAACAGGGAGCGAGTATTCATTATCGGACATCTTAGAGGAGAACGTACCAGAAAAGTATTTCCTTTCGAGAGAAAAAACGGAACAACTGCTAAAAACAATATAAGACCTATCAACAATTCAAAAAAGACTAGGGAATTACTTAACTTCGATAGTACTAACAGATTTTACGATGTTAATGGTATTAGCCCTTGTTTAAATACTATGCAGGGTGGAGATAGAGAGCCGAAGATTGCAGTGGTTGGAAACGTAAATCCTAGTGGTTCAGGGATGAATGGTCAAGTTTATTCAAGCAATGGGTTAGCACCTACTCTAACAACAAATAAAGGAGAAGGGGCAAAAATTGCAATCCCTGTCTTAACTCCTGATCGAGTAGAAAAACGACAAAATGGAAGACGGTTTAAAGATGATGGTGAAGAAATGTTTACGTTAACTGCACAAGATAAACATGGAGTAGCTATTATTCAGAAATCTCGTGGTTATAACGATGGAGGTATATATAAAGTTGCTCCAACTGTAACATCTAATAGTTGGCATGAAAATAACTTTTTAAAAGATAGTATTAGAATTCGCAAACTAACACCTCGTGAGTGTTGGCGGCTTCAAGGGTTTCCTGACTGGGCGTTTGATAAAGCAAAAGAAGTAAACAGCGATAGCCAATTATATAAGCAAGCTGGAAATAGTGTAACAATGCCAGTTATTGCTGATATTGCCAGTAGATTAGAAAGCGAGTGAAGAAGATGATTCCAAAATTTAGAGCGTGGGATAAGCGAGAAAACACAATGAGAGATGTAGCTGTCTTACATTTTACTAAAGGTGGTAAGGTCAACAGTATCGAATATTGGAAGACACCTTTCGAATTGAAATCATATCATGTACGAAATTTAGTCCTCATGCAATCTACAGGGTTGAAAGATGAAAAAAGAAAAATGATTTTTGAAGGAGATATATTATTCGATAAGCATCATAATCCGCAAATAGGAGTAGTTGTATTTTATGAAGGAGCTTTTCAGCTTTTAGCTAATAATATGTATTATCCTTTGATTCAATTTGATGGTGATGTAGAAATTATTGGTAATATCCACGAAAATCCAGAATTATTGGAGGGAACAGAATGAGTACAGGGAGATTAGTAATTAATGGCAAAACGTGGGGCGAATTTGAGTCAGCTAAACGTATTAAAGGCCATATTGTCATAAGCGGCTATGAATCGTATGGTGGATGTCACACTGTTAGAGGAATCAAACAACCAGAACTCAACGAAAATCAGAAGACTGTGCTTAATTGGTTGAAAGAATCATGCAAATTATACGGATTACGTGAAGTTATTGAAATCATAGGATTTTTGCCAACTACTGGTGGAAAAATGAAGTATAAGCAAGCAGCTTATGCTTATGGTGATTTAAATGATGATGAATTAGCGCAAGTATTACAGGCGTTTAGCCAGTGGACCTTGGAACAGGAGGAAGCGGAATGAAATTAATACACAAACATTTTATCGGACATAATACTGAAATTGTCATGGTATATAGTGAAGGAAGATATACAGTTAGTATCTGCATCAGCAATTTAAAAGACTATTGCAATCAGCTATACCGAAATTTTGAAGATCTAAAAGAAGCGGAACAATTTTATTTGAGTTTGAGCAAATTGGAGGAGCAGCGATGAATAAACAAGAATTGATTGGTATTTTAGAAGGTTTAGAAGGTGATTCATTCATCGAAAAGTACAACGAAGGATATGATCAAGCAGTTCGTGCCTGTTTGATTGCAGTAAAACAACTTGACGAACCGAAAAAAGTTGTTGTTCCGAAGTTTGTTGCGAATTTTATAGAAGACGGCAAACATTACGATAAAATAGCGTTCTTAGTACATCAGAAGTATTTAGGTATCAACTCGCTCATGAGAGAATGCCCTGTTAAAGACTGGCTTATGTCTGTTGACTATGAAACTGTATTAAGTTTAGTCAACGGCTACGAAGTCGAGAAAGAGCAATTGTATTATGTGAGTTTTGGTTTTGATAGATTTTTAATCAAGGGGGACTGTAAAACTACCACTGGTGAAGATTTTATTTGGATCGAAGTGTGGGAATGCATCGAAAATGAAGGTTTTGAAGATTTAGTAAAATTCACTGAACAAGAAATCAAAGCAATTGATGAACGTTACTGGCCGTTTGCTGTGCAGGTTGTGGAAGAATAGATGGATACAAGTAATTACACAGGCGTAGCAGAGAACCTAATTCAAAGCTTTGGAAATTTAGCAGAATCTATCAGAAAAGGATTTGGAATTTTTAGCGAACAAGAGAACCAACGAATTCACTATTTATGCAGTAAGGGTTTTTCTCTTGAAGATGCGAAGATTGTTACTAAATTGGAAAACGGATATGCCGTTTCATACAAAGAGTTAAAACAATTTGCGAATTTACTATAATTAGAAAAGTAATAAAAAAAGCCGGATTCCTCCGACCATTGGTAATATTCTCGACACGAATATTATACCACAAGGGGGAGTGGCAGTCATGTCGCTATTTGATGTTAGTAAATACGAAGTACCCAATGATGAAGATGTTGACTTAGTTTTAACTAGAAAGAATTTCGAAATATTTATACGTGCTTACAAAAATTCGCGTGAAAAAGCGGGCCAACCAAGGGTGCCAAAAGTAACTCAATCATTTAGTCTCATTCCTCCTTCAACTGCTAATAGGGGTGTTGGAGAAGCTGAAAGAATGCTTATTCAACGTGAGAATGATATTACAGAGTTTCAAGAGTTGCATGAATTATTCGTCAAAGGATTTATTGCTATCTCACATCCATTTAGATCAGAAGTTACAGAAAGACGTAGACAAATATTTATTTTACGGTATCTGCAAGGATTTACCGTAAGCGAAATTCTAGAAATGATTCATGTTAGCAAAGACATTGTTACAGATGAATCAAAAGAAGCCATGCTGCAGTTTAGCAATGAAATAAAACTAGTTGTTAAAAAATCGGAATCAACTCCACTTTTATCCGCAAAGAATCGGAAAAGTTCCGGAGCGAACTCCGTATAAAAAAAGTTATTATGATATTGTCAAAATAATAAAGATACACAAAGGAATGCATGCTTCCTTACTTAGCTCTGTGTGTTTATGTTGTTTGTCTGCTGCCTATATAAAAATTTAAAAAGGATGTGAAATTCCTCTCCTTCCTATCTCGTTTAGTCATAGGTAGTAAAAAATAAGACACTCGCAAACCATTCATTCACAACTAAAAATAAAAGTGAGGTGAATTTCCTCCCTTATTTTCTACAGGTTTGCGAGTGTCGTTTTAATGGAATATAGCTCAGCAGGATAGAGCATCCGCTTTCTAAGCGTACGGTCATGAGTTCGAGTCTCATTATTCCAGTAAGTAGCATAGCTACTTAAATAAAAAAATAATCGTCAATAATCAATGTAACTACCTTTACGATCAAATGACGGTTAAGGTTTTCCCTCCTATTCTAGACTGCACTTTCACCGTGCAGTCTTCTTTTAGTACATAAACTTATAAAGAGGTGTCAGCAATGATTGCAAAAAAACGGTTAGTGTTAGATGGCGTTGTATATTGTCTGCCTGAAATGCAGTGCGAAGTGATTAAACAATCGAAGAAGTATCACACTTTCAGAAGGTTTGAGAAAAATAAATCAATCGAATTTAAAGTGGAAAAAGATTTAGTATCTGCTTTTTTTAAAGAGGGGTGAGGCTATGAGTAAAAAAGAGCAAATTAAAAAACAGCAGGCACAGTTCTTAGAGATCATGAAGAAGGTTCGTGAGGAGAAAGATATAGATGCGCTTGCAGAATTGTTTATTGAAATCATTTCAGTATATGGTCTAAAGATGGATGAGACATCAGCATTACTTTATTACGTTCAAAAGAAAACACTTGAAGCAGATCACAATGCACAGTTCTTAAACGAACGATTGAAACTCGATGTTACATCACTAGGTATTGAAGGGGTACTGCAAGTTCAACGTGCGTTAGTTAATACTTACCTTTCTAATATTGCTAACAATGATTGATGTATCATCCAAACAAACACGAGCCAAGTTCTATGGTTCGTCAGAGTGGAGAAGATTAAGACAGCAGTGCCTAGAGCGTGATCATTACGAGTGCCAGTGGTGCAAAGAAGAAGGTAAGCTAACAACTCAATATGATTCTATTCTTGAAGTGGATCACATTAAAGAGTTGGAACATTATCCGCAGCATGCATTAGATATAGATAACCTTAGAACGTTATGCAAAGAATGTCACAATAAACGACACGGAAGATTTAACTATAGAGAATCGAAAAGAAAAAGAAAGTGGGATGATGAATGGTGGTAAAGAAATATTTGAAAGATTATGTGGAAGATGGAAGATACACGATTGTTGTTGCTCCTAGTATGAAATCCTTATTGTTTTTGATTGAGATGTTGTATCCTACTGCAAGAGTAATAACTTCTGATGCGGATGCTATTGGTGGTAAAAAACTATTAGTAGATAAATGGGCAGCTGATGGATTAGGTCTCAAAGCAGCATTGCCTAAGTATAGAGAAGAAGATATTGTGTATGAACACTTCACTAGACAGTTTGTTGAAGGAGATAAAGCATCTAGTGAATCCACTGTAAACGAATGTGAAGAGCTTCCGATAATTAGTAAAGAAGTTAGGGAAGCTACTGGTTTAATTGAAAATATTATAGCACACCTAGAATCTTTTAAAGCTGACATCATAAAGGGGACAGCATTAATAGATAGAATCAATGTAGATAATACTTTTGAAAATGCCGGTAGCTACAACATGAATATTGATATCGATTTTAAGTCAAACTTAAAAAGTGGGGAATAATATACCCCCCATCGAAATATTTTGCCCTAAAGTGGGGACTGCGGGAACCGGTGGATGGGGTCGACTAGAAAGAAAAATACAATTTTTTCACACGTGACCCCCCTCCCCCTATATAAGAAAAGAAAGAGGTGAGTTAATGAGTAGGTTAGAAGAGCGTGAGAAGCTTGTTAAGAAAGAAAAAAATCGTTTGAAAAAATTATTTAAAACCATACCGAAAGAGAAACTAAAGGCTGTTGATGGACTTTTAATGCAAGCAGCAAGATTAAGAATTTTGTTGGATGAAATGTGGATAGATATTTCTGAAAATGGCGATGTAGAAATGTTTAGTCAATCTGATAAGCAAGAACCTTATGAACGTGAACGCCCTATAGCCAAGCTTTTTAACTCACGTGATATGAGTTACCAACGAATTATCAAACAACTAACTGACTTAATCCCTGTCGAAAGAGAGAATGATGACAGCGAAAATGATAGTAGCGATTTATTATGATACAAGCAAAATACTTTGAAGAATACAAATGGCTTATTTATTCAGGAAAACACATTGCGTGTAAAGAGCAATTTTTATTAATTAAATATTTGGAAACAAAAATATTGAGCAGAGATGATCTTTATATAGACGAAAAAATGCTCGAAAATTATATTAAATTTTCCGAAAAATACTTCTTTCCATTATCAATTTATCAAAAATTCATAGCTACTTTTGTTTTCATGTACTGGAAAAATAAAGATCGAGTGGTTTTTCGTGAATTTTTAGTAACGCTTGGCCGTGGTGGTGGGAAGAATGGTTTTCTTTCAACGCTAGGCGCTTTTTTTATTTCAGAGTTGCACGGAATCAGAGGATACAATTCAACAATTACAGCAAACTCAGAAGATCAGGCAAAAATGTCTTTTGATGAAGTCTATAATGTAATTCTTTCCAGAAATTTAAAAAAACATTTTAATGCTAAGAAGTCAGTAATTACAGGTAAAGCTATGGCGGCGGAATTTAAATTCAGAACTAATAATCCAAAAACAATGGACAGTGCAAGAGATGGCTGTCTATTTTTTGATGAAATACACGGGTTTATAAATAATAGTCCTGTTAAAGTTCAGCGTTCTGGATTAGGAAAAGTTAAGCACGCAAGGACTTGGTATTTTGGTACTAATGGCTATGTCCGTGAAGGTTTCTACGATAAACAAATTGAACGTTCGATGAAGATACTCACTGGTAAGACTGATCGAATCGGGTATTTTCCGTTTATTTGTAAACTCGATAGCATTGATGAATTGAACGACATGAACATGTGGGCAAAAGCCAATCCAATGTTCAATGAAAAAACAGAATATGCAGAACAAATTTTTGAAGAGGTTAAAGAAGATTATCTTGATTTAGAGGAGGAACCTAGCGGTCGTCAAGAATTTGTTATAAAACGTATGAACTTTACAGAAGGAAATGATGAGCGAGATGTAACCACTCCTGAAAAATTACGTGCAACAAACCAAGAAATACCAGAATTAAAAGGAATGTCTTGTGTTGCTGGTTTTGACTACGCAAGTATTAGTGACTTTGCTAGTATAGGTTTGTTATTTAAAAAAGAAGATAAATATATATGGTTAAGCCATAGTTTTGTCCGAAAAGGTTTCTTAGAAAAGGTTAAGGTCAAAGCCCCAATTGAAGAGTGGGAGGAACAAGGATTTATAACGATTGTTGATGGCCCATCAATTGATCCGCAACATTTAATAAACTGGCTTAATAATAAACGTTCAACGTATAACATTGAGTTAGTCTGTGCAGATGGGTTTCGTATGGATTTATTAAAGCCTTTGTTAGATAAAGAAGGGTACGAGAATGAATTTTTAAGGAATCCTAGAGGTGTGCAAGCAAAAGTAGCGCCAATAATCGAAGATGGATTTGCAAATGAGCGATTCATATTCGGTGATGATCCACCAATGCGATGGTTTACTAATAATACGTATGTTAAAGAAGATAACCAAGGAAATCGAACATTTTTGAAAAAAGAACCAATCAGAAGAAAAACAGATGGCTTTCATGCTTTTTTGGCGGCACTTTATAGAAGAGAAGCGATTAGTGAATATGTCGATTATTCAGAAGCGTTTGATATTTTAAATGAATTAGACTTTTAAGGAGTGATAGTCATGTATAAACCACAATACCTAAATATTGTTAGGACAACGAAATCAGCTTATGGAAACAATATTGCTTATTTCAGAAAGACATTAGTTACTCATAACGGCTATAAATGGAATGCGCCAGCAAAAAAAGAAAATAAATCGGGTCGTCATTTTTTAGGAAAAATAAAATAAATAGTACTAGATGTCGACGGAAAGGGGGTGAATAAGTGAGTTTATTTGACTTGTTAAAAGGTACGTCAGCTAAAAACAAAGCTATTCAAGAAATGTTGGATTTTGAGTTTATAAACGACGTATCTACTAGAGCATACTTAAAGCGCTGGGCTTTAGATTCTGTTTTAAATTTTGTCGCTAGGACCATGTCAACAATGCAGGTACAAATAAGAGGTGCCACGAAAGAAGAATGGGACTATCTACTAAACGTACGCCCCAATAAAGACATGTCAGCGAATGATTTTTGGCAAAAGTTCTTTTATACACTTTTAAAAAATAACGAAGTGCTAGTAGTTGTTTCCGATGATAATCAGTTATTAATTGCAGATGATTTTTATAGGAATGAATATGCACTATACGAAGATACATTCTCGGAAGTGACTATAAAAAACTACACCTATCAGAGAAATTTTAAAATGTCGGAGGTTATTTACCTTCAATATAACAATGAAAAATTAGATAAGTTCACCGATGGTCTTTTTAATGATTATGGTGAACTTTTTGGTCGTATCTTAGAAGTTTCTATGCGAAATAATCAAATTCGAGCAGGTGTTTCCATTGATCAAACAGGTAGTTATGGAGATAAAAAGGACGGAAACGGAAGAACCGATCAAGAAAAAATACAGGCATTCGTTAATAAGATATACAAATCTTTTAGAAATAACTCGGTAGCAATAGTTCCACAACTGAAAGGTTTTAAATACGAAGAGTACACAAATAAAACGGGCTCGTCTAATCAATCTTTGGAAGAATTGGACCAAATGAAAAAGTCATTAATCAATGATGTTTGTCGTGCCATTGGTGTTCCTTCTGCATTAGTACATGGAGAAATGGCCGATCTAGAATTTAATCTAAAAGCCTATCAAAAACTTTGTATTACTCAATTGAAGGACAAACTACAATCAGAACTTAATAATAAAGTTTTGGAAAAATATGAGTACCAAAAAGGTGTACGAGTGGTAATCATGAATGTTCTTAAACGTGATCCGTATGAACAAGCTGTACAAATTGATAAATTAATTGCTTCTGGAGTATTCACGCCTAACCAAGTGTTAATTGATTTTGAGTATGAAGAATCAGAGGAAGCATTTATGAACGAGCATCATATTACTAAAAACTATGAAAAATTGAAAGGGGGTGAAGATGAAGATGACAGTGAAAATCAAAGTTAATGGGCCAATCATTTCTAGTGATGATAAATGGTTCTATGATTGGTTTGAAATGGAAGCAACGTCCCCTAAAGATGTTTTAGATTTGTTGCCTGCAAATCACAATGAAGATGTAGAAGTAACTATCAACTCTAATGGTGGGCTAGTAGATATGGGAAATGAAATATACACAGCTCTGCGTTCTTATGAGGGCCATGTGAAAGTAAGCATTGTAATGGCTGGAAGTGCTGCAAGTATCATTGCGATGGCTGGTAACACAGTTGCTATTAGCCCAGTTGGTCAAATTATGATTCACAATGTCGCAATGGGGGCTGGCGGCGATTATCATACAATGGACAAAGCAAGCGAAATTTTACAGAAAGCTAATAAATCTTTAGCTAATGCGTATGTTTCAAAAACAGGTAAGGCCAAAGAAGAAATTTTAGCGTTGATGGATAAAGAAACATGGTTAACCGCAGAAGAAGCTGTTGAAAATGGTTTTGCGGATGAAATCATGTTCGAAAATACCGAACGCCCATTATTAGTTGCTGATGGTGGAAGTGGTCTTATTTCAAAAGAAATTATCAATGAAGTGAAAAAACTAAAAAATCAGCAGAACGAACCAGTAGTAATGGTTAATAAAAAAGAATTAAAAGAAATGATTGCTGAAGCAATCGTAGAAGTGAAGCAAAACGAAATTACAATTGAACAAACTATCGAACCCAAAGAACCCACGAACGAATCGCCGTTTGCTAGGTTCTTATTTTAATACACATTTTTAGGAGGAATTTAAATATGACAATCAATTTAAAAGGAATGGTCAATTATCAAGAAAAGCGTAAAGCTTTTATTGAATCTGTAAAAAATGGCGATCCACAGGAAAAACAAAATGAATTATACGAAGCATCTATGAATGCTTTAGCAGAAGACATGGTGGCAGAAGCTAAAAAAGAAGCTCGTGTGGAAGCAGAAGAATTTATCAATGCTTCAAAAATGGATAAAGATATTACACCTCAAGAAGTGAAATTCTTTAATGCAGTCACTGAAACAGGCTGGAAAGATGAAGAATTACTTCCTGAAACAACAGTAGACGAAATTTTCAATGATTTAACAAGAGAACGTCCGCTATTAAAAGAATTGGGATTAAAATATACGGGGTTGCGCTTAAAAATTTTGAAATCTGATCCAAAAGGCGCCATTGTTTGGGGTAAAATTTTCGGCGAAATTAAAGGTCAGTTAGATGCAACCTTCAGCGAAGACGATGCAAAACAAAGCAAAGCAACAGCATTTGTTGTATTACCAAACGATCTATTAGAATATGGTCCTGTTTGGATTAAACGTTATGTAACTACTCAAATTAAAGAGGCATTTGCTGTTGGCTTCGAAGATGCTTTCCTAAATGGCGATGGAAACGATAAGCCTATTGGTTTAACTCGTGACTTAGCAAAGGGAGCTACTTCAAATGGTGTGACTACTTATCCAGAGAAAGAAGCAGCAGGAACTTTAACTTTTGCCGATGAAAAAACAGCGATTAAAGAATTAAAAGAAATGCGTAAATACCATTCTGTTAAAGAAAATGGCAAACGTATTTCTGTCGCTGGTAAAGTAGTTATTGTTGCGAGCCCAGATGAAGCTTTGGATATTGAAACAGAGTTTACTTCTCGTAATGCAATGGGGGACTGGGTTACGAAATTACCGTTTGGATTGCGGATTGTGGAATCTGATTTCCAAAAATCTGGAAAAGTTACCACTTTTGTTAGTGGTCGTTACGATGCTTTTGCTGCAGGAGCATTAGTGATCAAAGAATACGATCAAACATTAGCTTTAGAAGATTGTCGTTTATTCACTGCAAAACAATTTGCGTTTGGTAAAGCACAAGACAACAAAGTTGCAGCTGTATGGACATTATCAATTAATGGAGACCCAGAGACGGGGAAGTAGCAATCCCCGTGATTGAAAAAGTCACGCCAACAACAGACGGGGCTGTTGTAAATCTGAAATAACAGGGGAGGGATTCAATGACTAATGAACAAGCATTAGAGTTAGCCAGTCTGAACCTAGAAAAATTTAAGAAGCGGATGAAAATTTTTGGAACGTCGGAAGATGAATCGTTAACAGAAATTTTAGCCGCTTCTTTTTTGCGCCTTGATTCTTTGATCAATCCAGTTAAACCAGAAAGTGATTTAACCTTCATAGAACTTGTATTTGAGCGTAGCCGATATTCCTATAATGATTCATTAGAGTTTTTCGAAACAAATTTTCAGCCAGATATACTAGTACAATCTTTAAAATATGCGGAGGTGTTTAACGATGATACACCCTAATTATAAAAAGCCTAAAATTAATAGTGGTAGTTTGAAAACACATGTAGAGTTTTGGGGATTTGATCCAAATGATGGACCAGAGCCAGGAGAAGAAAAAAACGAAAAGCTATATGAATGTTTCTCTTTAGCCTACAATCCATCAATGAAAGACATAGAGATATTAAACGCCAAAGGAACTAAAGAAGGGCTGACAATTAAAATCCGTGATCCACACCAAGACTATATCCCAACAAATAAACATAAAGTTATTGTTGATGATTATAGGGTTTTGCCAACTGGAAAAGAATGGGAAATCGTAGACGTTTCACCAGATTTTGAAGATAACCGTTTTATCAAGATTGTTTTAGGGATAACGTCATGAGCGAAGTCACAGGAACTGAAGAGATTATCAAAAATATAGAATCAAAATTGGGGAAAGCAAGAACTAGTCGAATGGTAAACAAAGCTTTAAAAGTCACGGGAGATGAAATAGTTAAAGTGACTAAAAATGCTGTTGCTTATTACAAAGATTCTGGGGCCACCTATGATGAAGTTGTAAAGTCAAACGTAAAAGGTGCTTCCTATGGTATTAAAGAAATTGATGTAGGTTGGCGAGGAGATAAGAGCCGTTGGCGGTTAGTCCACCTGAATGAGTTTGGTTATACAAAAAGCGGCAGGTACATTCGCCCTCGAGGTATGGGAGCGGTGCAGAGGGCTGCTGACCAATCAAAAGCAATTGCAAGGAATAAAACACGTGAGGTATTGGAGGAATTAGCCAAGTGAAAGATATGATGATGTTCGTTTATAACGCATTGATTGAAAATGAAAAAATTAAAGAGCTTGTGACACCTCAACGAATTAAGTTCTATGAAGTGCCAGAAACTTTAGATACTACCAAGCCCTTCATTATCATTGACAACTTTCTTGGTCCACAAAACAACGCCTATTTTGGCAACAACAAAGCTTTGTCAATTCGCTTCAATTATCAAATCAACGTGGAAAGCATGGACAGAATGGTAACCAAGAAAATTTCTAAAGCAGTTGAAGAAACGATGAAACAAATTGGATTTGGTCGCCTAGATGGTGGCTTAGATCAGTACTTTAACGAAACAAAACGTTTTGTAGATGCAAGACGTTACAGAAAAAATACACAAATTCACGACACCGACTATTAAGTTGGTGTCTATTTTTTAGGAGGAAAAAATATATGCAAACTTATGGATTTAGCAGAATCACTATTCAACAATTGGACAATGAATTAAAGCCAGTCGCTGGTAAGAAACATGTCATTGATGGCAAGCCAAAAGAAGGGGCCGCAGCAAGCTTTGAAATTACAGGACTAACCAAAGAACCGTCAAAAGTTTTCGGATCAAATATTGCATACTACGTGGCACGTAAAGGGCACGGAGATATTGCGGCAAACTTAGGTATCTTAGATGTACCATCAGCCATTGAACATGAAATGTTAGGGCATAAAAAAGCTAGCGAGGAAAGCAAAGTTTATCATATTGGCGAGGATACAGAGCCACCTTACTACGCAGTATTAATCGAATCAGAAGATTTGTATGGCGAAAAACTTGGCTTCGGTATGTATGCAGGCACATTCTCATTAGATGGTGTCAAAGGCGAAACATTAAATGATGACGACTTTACGCCAGAGCCTGGCGAATATGTTTATTCTGCTGTTTCTCGTCAAATTAACGGTAAAAAAGTTACTGTCGGTTTTGCAGATAATTCAGAAGCTCTAGCAGAATTGACAACAGAATTATTTGGTGAAGAAACACCAGCGCCGGAAAAGTAGCAAGCCCCACAGTGGGAGCTGTTACTCCCACCACAGATGGGGCTAATATTGAATTAAGTTAGGAGGACAAGAAATGTCGTTTATTCCACCAGAAAAATTTAGACTTTATAAAAAAGGTGAAACTAATCCTGTTGCAGAAGGTGTTTCACCTTTAGCTATTACAGGAATTGCCGCAAATACGGATGTTTTAGCAGGTGACTTTACTGTCACAGGTGTTGCTACTGTTAACGGTGAAGAAAAAGAATCTGATCATGTGGATGTACCAGCGTTTAAAACACTACCTATCGCAGTTACTGGAATTACCTTGGATAAGACTGAATTAGCTTTAAAAGTTGGTGAAACAGCAACGTTAACACCTACAGTCATGCCAGAAAACGCAACAAACAAAGCGTATAGATTCAGTTCTGAAGATGCAGCGATTGGAACGGTAACGCCAGTTCAAGGAAAAGTAACAGCCGTTTCGGAAGGTGTTACAAAACTTGTTGGCACAACTGAAGACGGTAATTTTACAGCAGAATGTACATTAACGGTAACAGCAGCAAAATAAAAATTATTGATTAAGGACGGCTTTAGTTAGTCGTCCTTTTTTTGGAGGTTAAAAAATGGAACGCAAAATTGAACTAACTTTACGCATTGATGGCGAAGAAAAAACTTTTACTCAAGACTTTGTGCCTTTCTCAAAACGTAATGACTATATTCGTTTAGAGAAAGAAGTAGAAGAAGCAGCAAAGAAACGTGATAAGGAGCCAATACAAAAAGATTATTTGGATATGCAAATTCAGTTTGTCGCAGATCTGTTTGACGAAAAAGAAGTGACTAAAGAATCAATCATGAATGGATTAGATTCACTAGACATCGAAAAAATTTGGGAAATCATACGGTACCGTGTTTTGGGATTCTCAAAAGAAGATGATGAAGAAGCAAAAAAAGCAATGACGGAGGAAATTTAACTTGGTCCGAACTTTATGAATTACAAGTTGATTTTGTCCGTGATGCGATTACCAATCTTGGTTGGACGATTCGGGATTTCATGAATACTGATTGCTTGGATATTGATGAAATTTTATTGAAGGCACCAAAGAACAAGAAAACTAAAAAGAAAAAACAAGAGGTGCGACCATTAAGTGAATTAGTCAAGCGTGGTGGTGCATAAAGGGAAGGAGGTAACTAAATGAGTGGTGGAACACCGTTAGGGAACATGGTCATAAAGCTAGGCTTGGATAGTTCTGATTTCGGTCGTGGTGCAGCAAATGCTAAAAAAGAAGTTCGCTATTTAGCGAAAGAAATGCAAGCTAATGCAAAAATCGCTGATATGGCGGGCAATCAAATGGGCAAGCTTGGCACTCGTTTTGATGGCTTAACTAAAATCATTGGAGCACAAGAGAAACAAGTTGCTGCGCTGAAAAAAGCTTATGACGAATCTTTTGTAGATGGAAAAGCGACAGAATCTACCAAAAGGCTAGCAACTCAATTGCAAGATGCCAATGGAAAACTAGCAAATTATCGATCTCAATTAATTCAAACAGCTGGTCAGATGGCAGAAATGCAAGTCAAAACCACTGGTGCAACTGGTGCCATTTATAATGCCAGCGAAAAAATGATTTCTAGTGGGCAAAAAATGGAAAAAGTGGGCGGAGCCTTAACAAAAGGTATAACTTTGCCAATTCTCGCAGGAGCTGCAGCAGTAACAACGGCCGCTGTTAAATGGGAATCTGATTTTGCAGGTGTTAAAAAGACCAATGATGAAGTTGTTGATTCGACAGGTAAGGTTGTTTACTCATACAAAGATTTAGAAAATGGTCTTCGTGGACTAGCCAAAGAATTACCTTCAAGTCACACGGAAATTGCAAACGTTGCAGAAGCAGCAGGGCAGTTAGGGATCAAAACTAAAAATGTAGTTGGCTTCACCAAGACAATGATTGATTTAGGCGAGTCAACGAACATGAGTGCAGAAGAAGCAGCAACTGCTTTAGCTCGATTAGCCAACATTACAGGAATGCCACAAACGGAATTTGACAAGTTAGGTTCTGTGATTGTTGATTTAGGGAATAACTTTGCGACAACCGAGTCAGAAATAACCGCAATGGGGTTACGCCTTGCTGGTGCTGGTCACCAAGTGGGAATGAGTGAAGCTCAAATCATGGGATTTGCGGCTGCATTGAGTTCGGTTGGTATTGAGGCAGAAGCAGGCGGTTCTGCATTTTCTAAAGTGATGGTTGAAATGCAATTGGCTGTAGAAAATGGAGCCAATGCATTTGCAGGGTTAGAGAGTTTAAGCCAACAAACTGGTGTATCTATGGAACAGGTTTCTAGCGCTGTTAGAAATGGCGGTAAAGAGTTAAAAAACACTGCTGGTGCAATGGGGTTAACTAGCAAAGAATTAAAAACAATGCATAAAGAAGCCACCGATGCATCAGGAAAATTAAATGATTTTGCAGAAGTAGCTGGAATGTCTGCTGAACAATTTTCTAAAGCTTTCAAAGAGGATGCTTCAGGTGCTATTATCAAATTTATTGAAGGGCTAGGAAAAACGAAAGAACACGGACAATCTGCAATTGCTGTTTTAGATGATATGGGGATTACCGAAGTTCGTCTTCGTGACAGTTTGCTACGTGCAGCTGGTGCCAGTGATGTATTTAAAAGTGCTGTAGATCGTGGAACTAAAGCATGGGGAGAAAACACCGCTTTAACAGAAGAAGCTAACAAGCGATACGAAACTACCGAATCTCAATTAAAGATGCTTAAAAATGAAGCAGTGGACGTAGGTATCACGTTTGGTGGTCCTTTAGTAAAAGCATTGAGAGATGCGTTGCAAGCGACTAAACCAATGATCAAAACCGTAACGAATTTAGCGGAATCTTTCTCAAATGCTGATCCTAAAACACAGCAAACAATTGTTAAAATGATTGCATTAACTGCTGCAATGGGTCCTGCTATTAAATTAACAGGTACTTTAACAAAGGGTGTAGGATTTTTAGGCAAAGGCTTTGTTGAAACAATGGCTGCTATGTCTAAAAAAAGAGCAATCGAAGATGTTACAAAAGCTTTTGCAGAAGGTAGTTCGGTTTCTGTTGGATTCGGAAAAGACATTGCTTCTTCTGGTTCGGCATTAGGAGGATTGACTGCTAAAATCGGAGGAACCACAACACAAATTGGTTCATTAACTAAAGGGTTTAGTTTATTGAATCCTTGGGTGTTAGGTGCAACTGCAGCGATTGGAGCAGGTGTAGCAGTGTGGAAACTCTGGGGAGAAGAAGCTTGGAATAGTTCCCAACGTGTTAAGCAATGGGGAACTGATGTCGGACGAGAAGTTGACAAAACTTTAAACGGGGTGCAAGACAAAACCAAAGCCGCAAATGGTCAGTTTGGCTTATTAAAAGATGGATTTAATCAATCAGATGCTTCTAAAATGGCAGAAAATTTTGAAGCAGCGGGTCAGTCTCTTGAAAAGTCTTTAAATAAAAAAGTAGATGGATTGAATCAATTATTAAAGCAGTTACCAGGAACCGCTACAGACTCAATGAAAGAAATCATTGAGAATGAGAAAAAACTAAATCAGTCTGCTGTGGAAGAAATCCAATCGAATAATAAGCAAATTCAAGAGATTAGACAAAGGGCTGCAAACGAAAATCGTCAATTGAGTGTTTCTGAAGCTCAAATGATTAGTGATTTATCAAAGAATACTGCGGAAGCTTATGTTAATACTCTGGATGTTTCGGCGGAACAAAAAAGAACTATTTTGAAATCAATGACTGGTGATGTAGCGAATGCTACGAAAGAAGAAGCAGAAATATGGTTAAAATCATTAGGAGAGCAAAGGAATGCATCACAGACTCATGCCGCTAAAATGAAAGAAGAGCAAAAAAAATGGTTGAAAGATTGGGGATATAACCTTGATGGTGAATTTGCTCAGAAGTATCTTGAAGAATGGGATAAAATAAACGAGACTACGACTGAAGGTTTTGATAACCAAATGGCGGCCATTGTTGAGAAATTCCCTGAACTAAAAGATAAAATTCATTTGGCTTCTGGACAAGTGATAAAAGAGAGCGGAAATGCTTCACAATACCTTATTGAAGATAACGAGAAGTTATTGGAGAATGTTACCAAAACAACAAATAAAGTTGCTGAAAATGCTAAGAAGAACGCTGAACAACTTAAATATGTTGGTAATGAAGCAAGTGAATATGGGAAAATGTGGAATAATCTTGTTCTTGATCCAAAAACAGGCGAAGTCAAAACCAATGCGCAAGAAGCAGTTAACGAAGCTGCAAATTCTGAAAAAGGATGGAACCAACTCCTATATGCTTCCAAACATGCCGACCTAAAAAGTAATGCTAAATTAATGATTGCAGAAGCAGCAATTGCTAACGGAAAATGGGACAGCATGACGTTTAAGGAACAACAAGCGCTTTTAGATACAAATGCCAAGAAGACTGTAACTCAGGCATTACAAGCCAACGGAAAATGGGACAAACTTAATTTTGAAGAGAAGAAGGCCATTCTGTATTCTAATACCCCTGAAAAAATGGCTGAAAATATGCTTAATCTTGGACTTTGGGAAGATTACAAGTTACATGATAAAGAAATTAAAGCTGATAACAAAGAGTTTTTAGAAGTACTTAGTGATTCACAAGAAAAAATTGTCAATTGGTCTAATATACCAGATGATGTTAAAGAATTTTATGCAGATAATCAAGATTTACTGACAAAAATTTATGGATCAGAACGAGCCTTTAATGCTTGGAAAAATTTACCAGATGAAAGCAAACTGCTTTTAGCAAATAACACGGATGTGCTACAAAAGATTCTTTCTTCAGAAACATATCTAACAAATTGGAATAACCTTCCAACAGACCAGAAAAAAATGCTTGCCAATAATGATGATTTACTAACAAAGGTAATGAAATCAGAAGAAAGTATGAATGCGTGGAATTCATTACCTGATCCAGTAAAAAAAATGCTTGGTAATAATGAAGATTTAAAAGCAAAAATAGCTGATGGAACATTAAGCGTGCAAACTTATGACCAAGTAAAGCCACAATTAAAAAAATTACTCGGAGATGCTTCCAATGTATCAAATCAATCACAGGTAGGTATTCAAAACTTAAATGCATTTAACGCAAACAATCCAGCACAGAAAATACTACGTGGAGATTCTTCAAATGCACAAGCTGCAGCTCGACAAGGTGGTAATGCATTGAACACCTACAATGCCAACAATCCAGGAACGAAAAACCTGCGAGGAAATGCAGGAGGGGTTGTCGGTGCAGCTTCAAGTGGTAATAGTAGCTTAAATAGTTTCGCAGCAAACAATCCAGTAGAAAAATTATTAAGGGCTAATGATCAAGCGAGTGGACCAGCAGCTCAAGCGAAAAATGCAGTAAGTGATTTTAATTCTGGCCCTTCGGTAATTACTAAAACTTTAAACGTAGTAGCTAATTTAGGTGCTGGCGTAGCAAAAATTTTAGGACTCGAAACAGGAACCAATAATCATATTGGTGGTCCGGCAATCGTCAATGACCAAAAAGGACGTACTTATAAAGAATTGGTTATTCCAAAAGGCGGTGTTCCTTTCATTCCAGAAGGAAGAAATGTATTCTTGCCAGATTTGCCAAGAGGGTCAAAAGTAATCAAAGCTTCAGAAACAAAGAAACTAATTCCTCATTATGAAAACGGCGTGGGTGTTCCGAGAAACTCTTCAGTTGTTAAAAATCTAATTGCTGTTCAAGATTCACATGAATTGAATGATTTTAGCGAACTTGCTTCTCTTATGCGTGAAATGGTTTCTTACTTAAAAGACGGCAATATTAAAAATATGGAAGTGACACAATATATCACAGGTGCAGACACAAAAACACCGAGAGAAACGGCGATGGAAACAAAACGCCAATTGCGTGATTTAGCGAGGGGGTTTAAATAGTGAAACTAGAATTAGTTTATACGAACCAAAATGGGGAGCAACTCGTTTTTAATGAGGAAGCTCCTTATTTTTTGCAAAACGTTGAGGGATTAGAAGCACCAGAAAATGTTGTTTTAGCAGAAGAAGTGTTTGGAGAAGATGGCGCAAAAGTTGTCGGAATCCGCTTAAGCACTCGGAAACCGTTGCTAGAAGGTACTTTAATTGGAAAAACAGAAGAAGAAATTTATCAGTTGCGACGAGATATGATTCAAAAAATCGATCTAAAACAAACTGGCAAACTAACACTAAAAGTTTACGATAAGGAATATGAAACAGACGTATTACCAATCCAAGCGCCTAGTTTCAAATTATACGAAGATAATCCTTATAAGGTTGATGAATGGAACTTATTCTCTTTACAGTTTGAAGCATTCGATTCTTATTTTCGTGATGTATCGTTTTATAACTCATTGGTTCCTTTGGCAACATTGAAGCCGACGCTTATTTTTCCAATGGTTTTTGTTCAAGGAGAGAAGCATACGTTTGGCCGCTTTGAATCAGGGAATATTGAAAAGATTGTAAACAATGGAGATGTGCAGGTTGGAGCAGTTTTTCATATGAAATGTGTAACAACCGTGACTGATCCGCAGATTTACGATGTGACAAAACAAACCTTCTTTGGATTTAAAGGAACCTTTGAACCTGGAACAAGATTCGAACTTTCAACGGTACGTGGAAAGTTGTATGCGAAAAAAATTGTTAATGGTGTAGAAACTAATGCTGTTCCAGAACGTATGGAGGGCAGTAGTTTCTTTCGATTATCTAAAGGAGATAACTATTTACAACTAAAAGCGGCCAACAATTCTCAAAATGGAATTACATGTGAAATGCAATTTACACCATTGGTTAGCGGGGTGTAGCTATGGATTTTATGCCATTGCCTTTTGTAGAGGTGTTCCGAAGAAAATCTGGCTTTGATTATGAGTCAACGGCAGTTCTGGACATATGGAAATCAATGAGTGTCAAAGAAAATTTCAAGTCAGCCAATACTTTTGAAACGGTTGTTCTTTTAAAGTACATGCCAAAAGAATTAATGGACGAAGATACAGTGCTATTAATTAATAATTGCTTTTACTACATTGATTCTATTATCTGCGATGATTTGAGCAGTGGATTAATTACAATTTCTGGGAAGTCTCTTTTTGCAAAAGCTGGTAAGAGAATTGTTTATAGAATTTACAATCAAACAAAAAGACCAGAGCTGATTTGCTACGATCATTTACGGAACGAAGTGGTCTCTCCGTCAGATGCAAAAAGAAAAATAAGTTACTTATCTGTTGAACAACCGCCAGCAATCACTAGTTCAAACATTAGTTATCAAAATAGTTATGGGAATGTTGAAGAAGAGATAGAGGTACTGTGTGAAAGTTACAATTTTGGTTTTGACGAAATTCCTATCTCGAATGGGCGTATTGGTTCAACATCAAACGGCCAAGTTGGAACAAATATTCGTTTTAGAAAAAGTGAAGATGTTTCTAGTGTAGTTCAATTTAGTGCAGAGTTTGAAAATGTTACTAATGAATCATTAGAAAAGAACAACTATGATGAAGCGACTACAGCCCTTATTTATGGAGAAGGCGAAGGAAAAGCTCGTAAGCATACTCAAGTAAATAACAATTTGAGTGGCCTCGAACGAAAAGAAATATACGTCGATGCTCGTGACTTACAACAGACTGTTGATGATGTAAAAATGCCAGATGCACAATATATTGCCACATTGCAATCAAGAGGAAAAGAAAAATTAACTGAACAACCAAGAGTTTTGGCATTGAATGGGACTATCAATTTGAATGATAGTCTTTTTGTTTATGGTCGAGATTATAAATTGGGGGATCGTGTAAAACGTATTTCTTCTTTTGGCTATTCAGATACAGTGGTTCTAAATTCTGTAACTCAGACTTGGGATGAGAAAGGCTACCATATTGACGGCGAATTCGGTAATCAAAGTAAAACAATTATTGATGTAATCAAGAGAAAAGGAAAGTAGGTGGTTATTTTTGGCGGAATTAAGTTTATTTTATGATGCCGTTTTGCAAGATGATGGCACATACGATCGTGCTTATACATCGGCAGATTGGGCAAAATACTTTGAAAATATTTTTCGCAATGGCGTCATGATGTCAGTCGGTGAAGCATTAAGAGTGACTGCAGCTGATTCTGTTGGAATGAGAATTGTTGTAAAAGCAGGTTCAGCAAGCTTAAAAGGTTATCAATATATAAATACGTCTGCTTTTGCAGTACCTATTGACGTTGCTTCTTCAACACAAGATCGAACAGATTCAATTGTTGTTCGTCATGACTTGAACGCTAGACAAGCTTATGTAGCAGTCAAAAAAGGCAATGTCTCTGTAGAGCGCTCAACAGAAGTTTATGAAATCCAACTAGCAACGGTCAAAGTACCAAGGAACAGTTCGGCGATTACTGCAGATTTAATCACAGATAAGAGATCAGATGCAAAAGTTTGTGGTTATTCAACACCTTTTGCCAATGTTTCTGTATCAGGATTAGAAGCACAATATGAAGCAATGCTAAAAAAAATTGTAGAAACCAACAAGACGAGTTATGAAAAAATCTTAAATGATTTTAAAAACTACGTTGCAAAAGCACAAACCGATATGGATTCTAATATTGAAGAGATAATCCGTACAGGAAATGGAAAAGTAAATGCTTTTGATGTTTTGATTCATGAATGGTTTGCGGCTTTAAAAAATGAGCTAGATGCTAATCAAGCATCAAATATACAGAATCAAATCAATGAAATGAAGGCTACTGAGGAACTGCCGACTATAGTGCATGATTTACGCGGCTATCCTAGTGTACAAGTTTTGTATTGGGAATACGGTATTGGCCTATCAGGGCTAGCTAATGAGCCAACAGGTCTAGGTGGTAGCAATGTGAAAAAGATTCCTCACAGTGTAGAATATCTTGATTTATTCAGCTTTAAAGTTAAAGTACCAATGAACTTTAAACTGGTAAATCCAACAGTAACCAAAATAGATAATAGAACTATTCGTTTTATTGAAGCATACAAAGTTATAGAAATTAGGTATTAAGGAGGAAAAGAATGTATACATTTAAAAAAGGTGATGCAGACTATCAAGTCATGCTGAACGAAAACTTTAGCGAAATAACGGATGCTTTAGAAAATGGCGCGCTAGTTGCTAAGAAAACTGTGATTAAGACACAAGATTGGGACACAGTTTTAGATGAAGGTATTTATACTGTTTTCGGTGCCTCTGGTGCAAACAGACCTTATACAGGTGCTGTTTATGGTGTGCTAGTTGTTTATGCGGACAATACATTTATTTGCCAAAACTATATGTACAAAGGTGAAACTTACACACGCAGCAGACAAGGAAGTCCTGCCGCTTGGACCACTTGGAAGAAGATGGTTGTTGATAATGGTCAATTTGACAAATTTGTTTATAAACAATCAGGATCACCAGACACTAACGCAGTAAATCAATTAGAGGTCACATGTATCAGAATTGGAAATGTCGTCACATGTCATATTCGTGTAAACGTGGCAAAAACTGATACTGAACCAAAAAACAATGTATTGTTAATGATTCCAGAAGGATTTAGAGCTACTTACGCAACTGGCGCTGAAGATTTGGGCGCAATATGGAACATTCCGTTCGCTGTTAATTCAACGGCTACACCTAGTACTCAAAAAGTAGTAAAAATGCACCTAGAACCAGGAAACAATGATTATCCAAATCGTGTGACTTTTATGTCGGGTCAATTTGGTAATCAATATGGCGTTTGTACATGGACTACGGACGATCCTTATCCAAAAACTGGAAATGTCGGTCTAGGTAAAGTGACTAAATTAACGGCTAATAGCGATGGTTCACTTACTTTGTGATATTTAACCAGGCAGGAATATCTATTTATAAAAATTTGGAGGTGAGTCAGTGGAAAAATATTTTAACCACCTATCTATCGCCATCGGTGTGGTAGGTGGTATTTGCGCAAAATTTCTTGGGGGAATGGATCAGTTGCTAGATGTTTTGGTGTTTTTAATGATCGTGGATTTTCTGACAGGTTGGATCAAGGCAATTACAACCAAATCATTGTCGAGTAAAATCGGCATGGTTGGCATTGCTAGAAAAGTGATGATTTTATTTGTAGTTGCCGTTTCAGTAAAAGTTGAAAAAGTGATTGGGAATAACATTCCGATTCGTGAAATGGTCATTATGTTTTATATTGCAAATGAAGGCATTTCATTTTGTGAGAATGTATTGGAATTCATTCCTTTACCAGAAAAGTTAAAGGATTATTTTATTCAATTACGAAATAAAGACAAAAATTGAAGCGACTTGTGTCGTTTCTTTTTTTGTTTAAAAAATAGGAAAGAGGTTTTTAAATGAAAAAAACTGTTAAATTATTAGTTGCTGTAGGAATGGGATTAGGTTTTATGTTGCCAAGCGGTGCAAATGCCTACCAAGTTGAGCAAGACTCGATTAATTTTGGTGGATATTTCCCTGGCTATTCAACTAATGAATTGATTGTCTTACATGAGTCAGGTAATGGGAACAATGTTGGTCCAAACAGTCTAGACAACGAAACGGCCTATATGAAGCGGAACTGGACGAGCGCCTATGTTTCATATTTTGTCGGTTCTGGTGGTCGAGTGAAACAATTAGCGCCAGCTGGCCAAATCCAGTGGGGTGCAGGTGCAACAGCGAATGCAAAAGCATATGCACAAATTGAACTCGCTCGAACGAATAATAAAGAAACATTCAAAAAGGACTATGCCGCATATGTAAATTTGATTCGTGATTTAGCTACACAGATTGGTGCAACATTTGACTTGGATGATGGAACAGAATACGGAATCGTAACGCATGATTGGATTACTAAAAATTGGTGGGGCGATCATACTGATCCATACGGATATTTAGCACAGTGGGGAATTAGTAAAGCACAACTAGCACAAGATTTACAAACTGGACTTCCAGAAGATGGTAGCGAAGTTATTGTAAACCCAGGCAAACCTAATAAACCAAAATATAAAGTTGGTCAACACGTTCGTTTCACAACAATCTACAAAAATCCAGATGCGCCAATTGAACAACACATTAATGCTAATACATTATGGACACAGGTTGGAACGATTACACAAAAATTAGACGGTCATAAAAATCTATATCGCATCGAAAACAGCGGTAAATTATTAGGTTATGCGAACGATGGCGATATTGCTGAATTATGGGAAAATAGCAAACCAAAACCAGCTAAAGTTTTTACTATCGGTGTAAATGAAGGGATTGTGTTACGTACTGGATCACCTAGTTTGTATTCGCCAGTTTACGGCGTGTGGCCAAAAGGTGCACAATTTAGATATGATTCTGTTCATGTGGCAGACGGCTATGTTTGGCTAGGTGGAACAGATTCAAACGGAACAAGAATTCACATTCCTGTTGGTCCAAATGATGGAAATCCTAGCAACACTTGGGGCACTGGATACTAAAAGACTAGTTTATTCTAGGTTTATATTGTTATTTAACTAAATTTAATGTATTCATAGTAACTTATTCAATCAGGTTTACAGCTGTTTATTAATTGTATAACGTGCTTTCATTTGTTTTTCATTATGTTATGTACGCTTTGTGTATTGATAAAAAAAACACTTAATGTTATATTAGGTATATACAAAGCGTACATAAAGAGAAATTGGAGGAGATTGTTATGGCTACTAAAAGTTTTCAATCGGATTTTAAATTTAACGCTAAAACAGGTGTAAAACTTGTGAGCGCCATTGAAAGTTCAAGAAGAGTAGATCATAGTATCAATCAAAGTGTAACAACTGTAAGAGACAAGGGTACGATTAATAATATTATGAAATCTTTTCTTGGAAAGTAGGAAACTTTAGTGGCGTTAACAGTTATACCTTTACTAGATTTACTTAATTCAGGAAGTGAGTTAGAGGAGATTAAGCATCTCCTCTTTTCGTTTGAATGTAAATCATTGTCGCATGGAGCTAGCGATGTGGAAGACTTTATCCATACAAAAGCAATTAATTTTGAGAAAATGGATATGGCTAGAACTTATTTAGTAATGTCTACATACAAATCCAAGCCCTATTTAGCGGGATATTTTGCAATAGCGAATAAACCTCTAGTAATTCCGAAGAAACAATTTTCAAAGCTATCCGTGACACAGAAAAAAAAACTTATGGGATTTGGTCATAAGACAGACATGAAAAATTATGAATGTAAAGGTTATTTGTTAGGTCAATTAGGAAAAAATTATAGCGAATCAGCAAAAAAGGCTGATCAAGTCAGCGGAAATGACTTATTATCTTTAGCTTATGAAAAAGTCAAAGATGCCCACGCTATAGTAGGCGGTAGGGTATTGCATTTGGAATGTGAAGACAATGAAAAAATAAAGTCATTTTATCATAATAATGGTTTTAGACAATTAGAAGATTACGAATCTCCAAACGATTTTTGCCTTTTTGTGAAGCAAATCAGTGACTTGTAAACTTGGAAATAAGCCTACTTCTCATTTTCGAGAGGTAGGCTTATTTTTTGTTTTTAAATACTTAATTCGTCTAACTTATTTATTTCATTATCAATATTTACTGAGAGCTTTAGTAGCTCAAACATAGCCTATCTTTAAAATTCCACGAACATGCACCAGCATAAGTTTCTAATACTACAGTATTATTGTACAAAAATACATATTGATTCATAAATCAAATCCTCCTTATGAATAATATACGTAAAAAATCACACATCATTTTTCAGATGTGCGATTTTCTTCAGTTAATTCATCAAAATACTTCACCAAAACCTCAGCTTTTCCAAGTCCAATATTTTCAATAGCTGTTTTTCTACTTCTGATTTTGTCAATGTATTGTGTGCTGATTCCAGTTTCTTTTGCAATACGATAGCTTGTTAAATCCATTTCTATTAATCTTTCGATTTTTTCAGTGTAAGTCATTTAATCAACTACTTTCTTTTGCTTAATATGCCTACAATTAACAAGATTACTAAGTAAGTAATCCAGTTAATCACATTGAAAACTGTAAGACCTAAACCAACTAAAACGATGGCTAATAATGTTAAACTGTAAACTTTTCTTTTCATGTCTTTCATGCTAGAATTGATTTATAGAGAGGGAGCCGTAGCTCCCAATCATTATTCTTTTTTGTCGTCGTTATCGTCTTTTAAAAGTTCTTTTACAATTTTTGCGGATTGGAGAACTCCTAGGACGATTGCGACGGCTTTTCCTATATCGTCTAGCATTTTTTCACCTCCTTAACTATATTTATATTATACAACTATAGATGTATAAAGTCGATAGTTTTTAGTAGAAAAATTGTATTTTAAACATTACATCCTTGAAAAACAGAACGAATGTTCGTATAATGTTTTCGATAGGAGAGTGTATCAGATGGTGAGACGAACTAAAAAAGAGTTTAAACCTTACAATGATTATGTTGACAGGCCATTCGAATTAAAGTGGCCCACAGCTTTTCCGTTGGGTGAGTTAACAGAAGCAATAAAAAATACAGACGAATACCACGCTCGAAATATCGAGCGTTTGCCACAGCAATCCCAACAACAAATAGAATATTTTTTAGATCGCTCTATTAAGCAAAACAAAGTGCTAGAGATTCAATTGAATTCGTTAGATGAATATGACCGAGTGAAGCCACATGTTTTTGGCGTATTTCGTGGGATGGCAGAATTCGATGTTGTGTTGATTGGAGAAAATGAAGTCGATTTTTATGATATTAGAAACATCCAAATTCATAATTTTACCAAGTGGAGTGAAGAACACATACCTGAAGAAAATCCGTTTAAGGAAGAACCAGAACATTGCGAAACAATAGATGAATTTGTGGACGAATATTTCGATGATACTTGGATCGAATAA